TAAAGCATGTAGATGAAGCTATGCGGCGACTCTACAATGCCATGGGATACGGTCCTGACGACTTAGGGAAGGAGCGATCCGTATTAGATTTTAGGGAACAGATATCCTCATTTCTCGGGTCAGCTGGAGGGCTCCGCCATGACGAGGTACGGAAGGTGAAGACTCCCACAGGTGAAAATATCATAATCCATTGTAATGCAAAGAAAATAGATGTGATAAAGGATGATTATGATAAGATTCTTGAATACCTGGAGGAGGGAATAGAGCCAGATACTTACTGGACCATGGTAGGGAAGGTAGAAAATAAATTTAGCTGGGATAAGCAAGATGATGACCTCACATGGGAGGCCTGGTTAAGTAAGATGCGTCTTTTTAATATACCTACATCCTTCTTCGTAAAGATGGAACAGCTGGTATCTAAGGTACGAATGCTAAAAGAGAGGGGGAAGGTTATTTTTATAGGATGCAAATGGCCCCATGGAGGTGTAGATATTTTAGCAGAGGCTCTAGGAATAAACTCATCTAATCATTTTAGCCCCTGTTTAGCGGAAGGAGATTTGAAGAACATGGATCAAACTGTTCACTCTTACTTCATAAAGCTTTATATGGAGATGATGCTTGTCCACGAGGATCCTAAGTCAGTGGATTACGATGCAAAGGTAAAATTGCTGGAATACATAATACCTCGAATGCTCCGCAGGCTTACTCGCTTGTATAGTGATGTGTGGGTCCAGCACTATGGTACAGTTCCCTCAGGCTGTTTTAATACCTCCCACATGGATTCCTGGATTATGGGCCTTTACTTTTTCCTCTTTCTCACCCTTCAGTTAGTAAATGCACCAGATGGAGACAAAGTTGATCTGGAAAAGTTAATAGAGAATGCAAAGATAGTTCTGTATGGAGATGACCACCTTTATAATAAGGGTATAACAAGAGTCAGCCATTATCTGTCGGCTTATAACTTTCAGACTTTTCTAAAACAGACCTTCGATATGGACTTGAAGGATATATATGATGGGATTCCGTTCCTATCTGTAGTAGACAGGGGGAGAGTGGTAAAAAGAGGTGCAAGCTTTCTTAAGCAGTTCTTTGTTTTAAATCCTCATAAGCACGTTTCTCCTGATCAACCTATGTACCTCCCCTTCCGCGAGACCAGAGAAGTGATGATAAGAGCTGCCTTTGGTAGGGAGAGCTCGACTCGCACTATAAGGGAGGTTATTCTTGCACTCTTAGGCCATGCCTATGGCACATATGCGTCAAATCGTCTCACATATGATCTACTCCTCTCAGCATATCAACATCTCATGAGAGATTATGCAAGAGATTGGAGAAATGATCCGGATCTGGAGAGGGTATATGCCTCAAAGTCTATGCGCAAGATGAGAGCCGCTGGTATTACACTAGAACAGCTTCGTCAGGGCTTCCCTACTTGGGATACTTTAATAAGCATGAATAATAAGAAGAAAGGATATCATGACATACGAGAAGAAGATTTTATAGCCCATTACGATGAATGCTTTGGTTCAGAATGGTAGACAGCTTAAAAAATTT